GGTCATTTAAACTTGGTGAGCCCGCCTTGCGCGGGCTTGCTCTCGGCACATTGCGTACCACAGGAGGGTACGATTTCCAACAAGGATGTGTCTCAGAAGGGAAAGGTATGCCTTTCCGCAAATGCGGAACAACAGCCGTTACCTTTAAAGGAGCCAGCAAAAGAAACTCGAGTAAGCTCGAAGAAGCACAAGGAGTCTTCGAAGAGCTCAAAGAGTGGGGGTGGCCAGAAGTCGGTGCCCCAGCTGAAAGAGCCAGTCTCTCTTACCAAGCCACTCGTTTCAAGCCATCCCAGCGACCTTCAAACTGGGAAGAAACAGTCAGGAAAGTCAAAAGCTTATACCCCACCACACAAGCGAGTCCCGCTTGTAGCAAATGGAGCCTCGACGAGCTCAAAAGGCAAGTCGAGTTTGAGTGTGAGAACTCAGTAAACCCGAAAGGGTCTCCTGGCATCCCTCTTAGTGCCTTAGGCAAAACAAATGCAGCTGTTTTGAGGGATTACCGGAGTTTCATTGTGGATTGCGTGGTAGAACGCCTTTGGATCTTGGGAAATATAGACGTTAGTAAGTATTCTCCCGAGGAACTAGTATTGATTGGAGCTTGTGACCCCGTCAGATTGTTTGTCAAGCAGGAGCCTCATAAAATTGCAAAAATCCAGACTAAACGATTTCGCTTGATTTCAAGCGTTTCGCTGATTGACCAGTTGGTTGAGCGTGTGCTGTTTGGAGTACAAAACAGAGTCGAGATTAGTATGTGGGAGATGATACCGTCAAAGCCAGGGATTGGTTTAACGGACGAGATGGCAAAGAAAGTGTTTCTTAACACTCGAATGGCTAGTTCTCTGGGTCCTCTCGCGGAAGCAGATATCTCTGGATGGGACTGGTCAGTCCAAGCCTGGGAGTTGGAGGCGGATGTGGAAATTCGAATTCAGCTTTGCAAGGGTTTACACTCTTGTGCCAGTAACGCCATGCGCGCTCGAATGTTCTGTTTGGCTAACTCAGTGTTTTCCTTTTCTGATGGACATATGGTAGCTCAGGTTTATCCTGGGCTAATGAAATCAGGTTCTTACCTGACGAGTTCAAGTAACTCTCGCATGAGAGTGTTTGACCATTATGTTCTCGCCACTCAAAGTCCTACATGGGTGCAGGCCATGGGTGATGATTCAGTGGAGGTTGACATTTCACGACCAGGTAAATCGGGAGCTGAATTGTATGAGTCTTTAGGCAAAACGGTAGGAATGTACAACCTCTGTCCGCGAGATGCGTCGGATAGAGTTGAAAGTTTTGAGTTTTGTTCTCAACGGTTTGGAATAGGGTGCGCTGTGCCCTTGAACTGGCCAAAGATGTTAGCGAAGTTTGTTTCTAATAAAGACATTTCGCTTGAAATACATGACGCTCTTATGACCGAATTGAGACATTTGCCAAGAGGGCTACTAAGAAAGATTCGGGATTACACCCTTGGCCTTGTTGTTGAGCAAGGTCAAAACAAAGATGTATAGGTTATGGCTGCTGCTGCCGAGGTGGGAGCGGAATTAACTTGGGC